CGGCTGGTTTGTGTAACTTGGAATGACTGAATAGCTACATCAAAACCCTCAACAGTAGCTCTTAAGCCAGTATCTAGAACTTTAACTTTCTTGGTTAGTAGTCCAATAACTGCAGCGACAGCAATCAATGGAGGAATAGCAGCACCTATAGTAGCCATCATAGGACTTGCACCAGCAGCAGTAGCTACAGCAGCGTTAGCACTTACGTTAAACAGCCCAGCACTTGTAAATCCACCTATGCCTAGAGCAGCAGAAACCCCCTGACCAAGCCCAAACGCACCAGCAGCTAGGGTAGCACCAATTCCACCACCAGCGGCTATACCACCAGCAGTTCCTGCAGCAGCAGCACTACCCAGACCACCAGCAACACCCGCTGCAATAGGAATTAGTATCTTACGCTTAAGAGCCATAGCAGCCATATCTGCTAGTAGCCTGATGAACATATCCTTGATAGAGCCTACGAAGGACTTAAAGTCTCTTAGACCACCCGCAAGGAAATCAGAGAAAGCATCTGCTACACCATCTACTGCACCAATAACTTGTCTATCTAGAGCATCAGCAAACTCTTGAGCAGTCATCATAGCCTTTTCGTAGGCTGTGCGGTTGTCTTTAACTGCTTTTGTTTGGCCTCTGGTTTTAGTAGTTAGTTTGTCATTAACTTTTAGCTGTTCTTCGTATGCGTTTATAAGATTGTCTATCTGAGTAATCTCAGCAGCCATTTGATCACGGTCTTGCTTACCTAACGCATCTGACAAGACAAGTCTATCACGCTTAATCTTAAGTAGTTCAATCTCACCAGCAATCTGACCATTTAAGCCCTGTTTAATAGCCTCGTTTTCGGCTGTAATTTGAGCTAATCTATCTTGTAGACTTAGATTAAAACCACTGATTGCACTCATTGCAGCAGCAGCATCTTCTAACGCTGCAGTTAGTCTTTCAGCTTGAGTAGCACTGTCGTCTAAAGCATCTAAGTTTTCTAGAGCTTTAGCATTTAGTGCTGAAAGAACTAATAGCCTATCGTTATCAATCTGTTTCTGTCTTTCGGAGGCATCTTCTTCTTGTTGAATACGTTCTGCATTAGCTCTAGTGGCGTTTTGTAAAGAGGAAATCATAAGCTGATTTCTTGTTTCTTCTACTTTAGCTATCTCTGCACGTTCTGCCTCATACCGTTCTGCATTAGCTCTGGTGGCATTAGCTTGAGTGTTTTGAAGCAAGGCAGTTTGAGTATTTTGTATTTCTTCTGCAGCTTGTTTTTCTCTTTCTACTCGTTCTTGAGTAAACTTCGAGTTTAGTGCTGCAGTAACAGTTGCCCTGTCTCTTCTCTTTTGCTCTTCTAATTCTAACTCTTTTGAAGCAGCAGATTGTTCACTCGCTTGGTTTTTAGTAAGTTGTAAGAGGACGTTTTGAAGGGCGGTTATCTGTTCTAGATTTTTTGTCTCTGCGCCTCTTGCTTCAACATGCTCTTTTAAGAACTTATCAAGCTCTGCCGCTGCAGATGCCTGTTGCTCAAGAGTTTCCGCACTTTGAATTTTATCTAGTAGACGTAGATATTGACCAGCATAGGATGCATTTTCCCCAAGCGTACCTTCAGTTGCACCAAGAAACTCTTGAGCAGCGTCGATTTGTTTCTTAGTAAGTACTTGGATTTCTGAAAAGGTAGGTATTACCCCAAAGATGTCACCAGTCCTAACCTTAGTAGTCTCAAAAGTAACTCTACCTATGCCACCAAGTTCAGATAGTTGTTTCTTTAAAGTGATACCCTGTATTAATTGTAAAGTCTCTAGGATTGATTTAGCTTGACCAGATAGGTTTCCAAATTCATCTGATAGAGCTTTGGAATCTGCAATTCTCTCAGAAAGACTTCTGTATTCTTCTAGAGCATCAGTTAGGTTGCCAAGTTGATCCTCAAAACTTTCAACTTCTTCTTTTGCACCAAGAAAAGATGCAACTAGAGTACCCCCTACAGCAGAACCTAGTGCAATAACAGCACCAATAACAGCACCTTTAGGCCCAAAGATACTAGCAAACTGTGAACCTTGTTGTGAGAACGCAGTAAAGAAGTTAGTCCCAGACTGTAACTGAACAACAAAGTCTTGTAGTTGGTAGCCACCTTGTTGCAGAACCATATTAAAACGGTTTAAGCTCTTACCACCTGTTGCAGCAGTTTTACCAAACCTTTGTTCTACCTCCGCAGCTTTGGCTGCACGTTGCTGGAAAATACTAAGCTCATTATTAATCTGTTTCATACCTTTGGCATAAGCTGCCTCAGATACACGACCACGGCCTAGTTCCCTATTTAGTTGAGCAATCTCAGATTCAAGGCGATTGATGGTGTTGATGTTATTAACAACAGAACCACCCATCTTATCAAGATCGGCAGTAGCTTGTTTGATGTTAGTTCTTACATCAATACCAATTTGCATAAGGTCAGCCATTCTCTTCGCCTATAGTTTTGATCCACAAGTTATCAAGGGACTTTATAGTTTCTATTTCCCACGGTGAAAGTGTGATACTCGTAAGGTCACACCAAGCCTTAATTATGTCGTAGGATATAGGATTTGGCCCTGACATCCCATAAGTTCTACCTTCGTGTAGTTCTAGGAATGACGACCAGATATGTGCAGCAACATCAGGGAAGAGTGCATCAGAGTTAAACTGTTCTACCTCGTCTAAACTCTTCCCCATTTGTTTTGCTGCTTGGGCTAGGTGGTCAGCTTCGGTTGACTTACCCTTAACTTTTCGACCCATCCTAAAAGAGTGTTCAGCAAACTCTTCTAGTTCTGCCCTTACTTGTCCAAAAAAGCCTGTGCATCACCTAAAGCTGCATCTACTTGTTCACGTACCCAAGGTAATTGTTCAAATAGTTCACGTACTTTAGCTTCTTTGCATTCAGGCTGTTCACCACCTACTGTGATGTTCCAAGACTCTACACATTTAACCAAGAGGTCTAATGCTGATGCTTCAATCTCTTCTGCAGTAAGGTTTAGCTTACCACCAGTACGTTGAGCTTTCATCAATCGACGGTTCTGTTGTGCGTGAGAAATGGCCTTATATTTCTTTGAGTATGGGCCACAAATTGTAATTGTCATCTCTGAGCCATCTTCGTTAGTCAATAGTTCAGAATTAACAGGGTTATACAAAGTAACGTCTGTAGTTTCTTTGGTAGTACCAATGTTCATCAAGTCCATAATCGGGTCTCCTTATTTGATGATTCGGGTTTGTCGGGATGGTTATTGAAGGGGGAACACCAGACCCGACACCGATGCTCCCCCACCTCTAGCTAGAGGATTACGATGTACGTGTCAGTTTGATGTTTGTGTCTTCTGTTGCGTCATATAGACCAACGAAAGGCATTGTGATCAAGCGTGACTGTGGGTTCTGTACTGGAACAGATGCACCGTTGTACTTAACTCGTGGGAACAAGAATGTGTAGCTGTTAGCACCTGTAGGATCGTCCACAGATACTTCGATTGCGCTTTCAGTCTCGTTCAAGAATTTGTTGATCAAGGTTGCGTCTTCATAGTAGACAGTCATTGTACCTTCAACAACCGCACGACCATATTCTAGTGACTGAGCAGCATCAGAACCAACAACGAATGTAGGTGCTAAAGAGTTCTGGATTGAGAAGTCAATCGAAGTCACGATAGAAACAGCCGACCCACCATCGGAAATAGTACCTGAGTAGCTGTCGAATGGTTGGTTAGATGAAGCAGCAGTTGGTGTACCACCTGTAGAAGCTGTTGTTGCAGCTTGTGTCATGTCTTTACCGACCATATCAAAGGTTGTTGAAACCATTTGGTTAGGTGCGATGGAAACTGACATGCCAGATACAGCCATACCAGTAAATGTACGGTACTGTGAGATGTCTTCAGCAGCATCTTCGATTGTAAAGTACTTTGGTGTTGTACCAACTTTAACAACGTCTGTTGAGAAAGAGCTAAAGAAAGCACTTTCGATAAACTCGTCAAAGTCACCTTTACGAAGGTCTACTTCTACTGAACCGCCAGCTTGCTTGTTACCATGACGGTCAACACGAGTCATACGGTCTGATTGAATTTCGTTACCTTCAACACGGTCTTTTGATAGGTCAATAGAGTGTGTATTGAATGGCAAGTAAGCGAATGTTGGTGACGCTGGTGTTGTTCCGAATGCTGTCTCAGCAATATAAGCGAGACTGGAACGGCTACCCTGTGCAAAAGCCATAGTTATTCTCCTTCAGAGATTTCTTGAATAGTTGTTGATTTAGCCTTTGGAGATTCTACCAAGTGTTCAGGTAGTCCTTTGGCGATTTTAGCAGGGATTTTATCTCCCTCTTTGTATGATTTACCTTGACAGGCAAAGTTTTGTTTTGCTGTATACATAAGCAATTCCTTTATTGGGCGAAGATATACCAACCGATATTCACTGTTGCGTAATACCAAGGTGTATCTACAAACCCACTATCTCGTTCTGCATAGTCTACAGAAACTATGATTTCATCTCCACCTGCTGGTGTAAAAGAGATGTCTGTTGTAGCATCAAAGGCATCCATTACCTTGTTAGCTAGGTCATCAGCAGCAGCAGGGCCGTTACCTTCTGGTGTATAACAGAATACACGGAAAACACCATCGTACCGTTGCTGTGGATTTGAGCCTCGTACAGCAGGTCTTCGGGAGACTGGCACAAAGGCTACCTTAAGAAAGCTAGACCCTGTTGTAGGATCAAAAGAGACATTCTCATAGGCAATATCGGGTAGGTCGGCTGTAGTGGAAAGATGGCTTTCTAGAGCAGCACGAATATTATTGTAAATGCTCATCCAAACTTTCTCCTAATTCTTGCGAATACGTGATAACCACTTGAACGCCAGTTAGCACCATCCTCTACATCTCTTGCATGTGGTGAACGGTTTCTTAAAGTTATTCTTACGTTCCCATTCTCTATCATATCTGAGATGTTTAAGGCTTGAATGTCAGTCAACAGTTGACCGTAAGCCTCTTGTTTCTTTGTCTCAGGGTTTTGGTTTCTTGGTTTATTCTCAGAACTACGAGAACGACCACCACCTGCACCTGCACGTTTGATAGAGAAGGACGTTACATATGCACCAGTGTCTACAGGAGATATACGAGTGGCATAATCTGCTAGGTCTTCTAGACGTTCTTCTATTTTCTCTTCAGCTAAGTCATTCAGACGACCTTTAAGCCTACTCATTGTGGCTTGAACGGACATTATTCTGAGACCTCACAGATATAACAAATCTTAACACCCGCAGAGAATATAGTATTTACCCTAACGACAGAAACTGTATCACCTTGGCCTATAATTTGGTCTTCATCATCTGGTTCTACTGCCAAGCCCAGCGCAGGAATTACGCAACGGCGTGAACCTCGTCTAATTTCATCACCGATAGGTAGTCCAGTGGAAAAATTAAAGAAGTAACCTTCCACTACATAATCTGTTGTTGCTGAACCTGAGACTGAACCTGTAGCAGGATCATAAGTTCCTGCAGTTGTCTTTTTTCGTAGTGTTAGCTCTTGTCCATGATCCTGAACCAACTTAAGGAGATCGTAAGCTCTGAAAGTAGCCATTGTAATTCTCCTTAATCGTAATCTGAGCCGTACTCATCACCACTGTAGCTAGGTGGATTACGGAAGCGGTCTCGACGGAATGATGGGGTAACACGATCCGTATTAGCACGTACTGCATCAATAGCAGTCTTACTGATGCCACCTGCTTTGATACCTACTACAGCACCAGCTTTCTTGCCTTGATACTCTAGGTTCTCTGCTAGGTTTGCATACTGCTTGGCTAAGTCTGTGTAGTCTGCACTTAATGCACCATCTAGGCTTGTATTTACTTGTCGTGAATACTTAGCAGCGACAACTCTTGCACACCATGCAGCGGCAAAGTATACGTTATCATTAGTTTGGGCTAGACCGAAAGTAATCTCTTCGTTCTGCACTTGTTGATCATTTGTATCTGTGTCTCCAAGAAGCAGACGTACAGAATTTAAACGACCAGATGCAGTCGTAGTTCCAAGATCAGTTTCGTCGTAGCTCCAAGCCATGATTAGTTCTCCAAGTGTCCGTAAGTTCTACGCCAACTACGAATAAGCCCACGTTGTTTATCAGCAATCTTGGACTTCTTACATTTTTTCTTATCAAAGTCTGCTTGTGATTGGGACTTAGCTTTAACTTTAGCATTGATTGCGTCTACAACATCATGTAGTCCTGCAACATCTAGCTCTTCTAGTCCATCACCGACTTTTGTCTTTACTTCCATCTCAGAGTTGTGGTGCAACCAACCTTTGTTATAGAGTATCTCTACACGAATTTCGTCTACACCTAACTCTTTCCACTTGAACTCGTCACCTGCTTCAAAGTGTCTCTTATGCCCATCAAAGGGAATACGGACAAATACAGGACGGTCAAACTGGAAGGGCATTGGTCTTCGGGCCATATCATCTTCCTCGTTGTTTATAGTCGGGTTTGATGGGGACTTACGCCCCCACCAGAGTTTTATCTTACGCAACAACTGTGTCAAAGAAGTAACCCAAGTCTGCGCCAGTGACTTTCATGTCGTATGACATTTTAACTTGGATATGTTCTGCAACTTGTTGACGCTTAAGTGCATCGTCAGAGAATGACTCTACAGTTACGCCCAAGTTGTTGACACCTGATAGGTTGTTCCATGCAAATGTTGCACCAGCCATTGGTGTCATTAGTCCACCTGCCGCTGGGCCGTGTACCAATAGAGCATGTTTACCACCGATGAACGCATTGCTTTCTGCAACACCTTCTACAGATGTGTTTTTCACTGCTTCCATGACGTAGAAGTTTTCTACTTCAAAGATTTCAGCCAACTTAGCGTTGGTGATCAATGCAGTGTTTGATACAGTTGCACCACCGTTCAAACGTGCTAGGATGTCTGGGTGGTTGATCAAGATGTCACGCACCTCTTTACCGACAACCATTGTGTTTGGCTTGAAGCCACCAGACTTAAGCTGCATAGTACGACGAGCAGTTGTTACGTCTGCGATTGGAGTACCATTTGTGTAGTCTGACCACAAGTTTGATGGTGTTGATTCTGAACCCCAGATTGAAGCTGCGAAGAAGTTTGTTGCAAACTGCTCTTCACGGTGGATCAATAGGCGGTTTGTCAGAGTTTGTGCGCCAGCAGCACGGATGTCTAGAGCAGCATCTTCGTTAGCAAGTGTTTGCTGATCGAAGTCCATACCTAGACCGTATACGTCTGCATAGAAGCTATCTGTTGACAATGACATACCGATGCGGTTGACTTCTGTGCGAGGCGCAAGAGCCTTAACATCACCTGTGCGGTTCATGTTGTCACGGTCATAGATGTAGTATTTGTCTGACTGTTTGTCTACACCGATAACAGGGAAAACCTTGTCAGCGATGAAGTTTGTTTGGTCTTGTACATAAGCAATGGTCAGGTTTGTCAACGGCTGATCAATATGTACCGAATTTGGTGTTAGCAATGGCATTTTCTATATCCTTCCTATTGCTGATTACGCCGCAGCGTTGCCGCCTTGGATGAGTTCGATAGCGATGATTTGACCATCAACACCTGCCTCAGTTGCGTAACCCATTACGATGTTACCTGTCGAAGCTGTTACAGCGTCACCTGAAGCGTCTGTAGCAACAGCAGCACCTGCAGCGATTGTACCGCCAGCAGTTACCATTACTTTACCAGACATAACAACAGTTGCTGCTTCTGCAGCCGCTGGGTCGTTAATCAAAACACCGATGCAGTTCTCACCTGCA